TTATCCGCTTGTAAGAATTCATCACAGTTGGTGTGATTTTTTGTGCAAGCAATTGTTGGGTTGTTGCATTCAATACAATGTCGGCATCGTGGTTTGCTGCAATGTCATAGTCGTCAAGTGTGTCGAATCTTACTGTGGTTCCGTCAATTTGGTGCGCAAGGTCGCTTGTCGCAATCACCGCCCAAATGGTTCCGTTGAATGCAATTCCACTTCCTGTTCCACCCGCTGTGATTCCGTGGACCCTTATTTCATCAACGCCGCCTGTGAAGTTTGCGATGTAAGTTGAATTCGGTTCCAACACTAAGTGAATGTCACTTGCTGGTTCAACGATTGCTGGAAGCACATCAAATTGTTGAAGTGCAACCGCACCCGGTAAGTCATCGGTCAATGGCTGTGTTGGCAATGTCCACAGGATGTCATTTGGGTTTGTTGATGGAAGTCCACCACCGTCATCCCGAACAAGTTTCAACTTGAAGAAACCACTTGGGCTTCCAAGTTTTGACATTTGAAAAGCAACCTTGTTGATGGTTGTTTCCTTCGCCAATGTAACTTTCATTGAAAGTCTTTGCTGTGTTGTTGCGTTCAATACAATTGGTGTGGTTGTTGTTGCGAATAATGATTGGAATGCATCTTTTGGTTCAGTCAGTTGATGTCGTCCACGGAATGCGCCTGTGTTGCCGACCCTTTCCATTTGAACAACTTCAAGACTGTTGCCACCATTCTTGGATGCTTCGACCACAAAGTTCGGGTCAACATCCCCTTCAATATTTTGGAAGGCAAGGATGTCAATTGTGTTGATGTCCTTTTCTTCGGTGTATTCATTGAAGTCAATAAGGTTGATTGTAAGTAAGTCATTGGTTGCAAGGAACTTATAAAGTTCTTCAACAATACTGAAGGTTGCCGTTGCGCTGTCAACCAAGTCATCATTTGTTAAGTTGAAAATCACTGGTGCTTGTAATTGAAATAAGGAATCATTTTGCGCATCGTCGATTCTTGTTTGAATCCCGGATGCATCACCACTTCCACCACCTTCACCACCAGCACCCACACCAAGTTGTGTGACGTTGGCTTGAACGATGTCTTCAATGTCTGTGTCACCAGCGTTTCTTTGAATGAAGAATTGACCAAGTGAAATGTTTCCACTGAATGGTGCCCTTGGTGCGGCATCGGCTGTTGCACCGTCCGCACTTCCAACCAAGACCAACATTTGAATGTTGATTGTATTATTGGCATTCACACTTGACGGAACAATGTTCACAGACATCCAACGAAATTGCGATGCTGCAACAGTCGGTGGTGTGAAATTGATTCCAAGTGGTGTGGTCCCATCACTTTCAAAGATTGAACCCGTCTTTGGGTCAATTTCCGCACCAGAAAATTTTGGAAGTAAGTTCGACAACTTTTGACCCAATGCTGTGTTGTCTGTTTTGACCGTTCCAATTCCTGTGATGACAAGCCTTTTCTTATTGGAAGGATGTTCACGAATCTGAAGGTCTTTGAAATATTTGTCTAAGGTCAACAACACTTTCGCCATGTCGTCATCGGCGTTCGGTATTGTTCCACCAAGGTTTGCTGGTGGTGTTGCAGCATTGACACCTGTGAAGATTGCGCCCGCACCGTGGTCTTTGTCTTGCAACCCTGTCAGTGTTCCGTGGTCACTTCCACCACCTGTTGGAATCCCTGATTCAACATCACTTCGGAAGTCAGTTACATCAACAAGTCGTGTGTTGACACTGTTGGTGAATGCCGCTTGTGTTTCAAAAATTGCACGATATAAGACTTTTGCTTCAAGAACTGGAAAGTCGCCAACCATGAATGCTGAAGAAACATTGTTTGCTTGTGCATTACTTAGTGTTGTGTCTTCCCTTTGTCCCAAGACCGCAATGACTGGTTCATTCAAGTCATTGGTTGCAATCAAGAATACAGCAACAAAATTTCCGTCGGTTGCTTCCTGAAGCCCGAACGGTCCCGATGTGTCGTTGAATTGCATCAATGGTGTTCCACCCACAAGGAATGGAAACGATGATGCTGCAACCTTGCGCCACACACCTGTGACACCATCCCTGTAAAGCACAGGAAGTTTTGCCGGAAGTGAAAGGTCTTGTTCAAAAGGATTCGCTGGAACACCCGCATCAACGATGTTCATTTCAATGTCTTCGTCGAATATTGTTCCACCATTCAATGCAAGTTGTGCATGTGCATCCGCTGAACCGTCACCCGCCGCATTGAAGGTTGCATCAAGTCCGCTTATGTAACGAACACCAAAAGCATTGTGTAAGTAATAATGTGTGCGACCGTCCATGACAGCGCCATGACGTTCTTCACCCAACTGTGTTATTTCTTGTTGTGCAACATTCCAGTAAACAGTCGCAATGATAACCTTGTCCAAAAGAACATCTTCGGTAAGTCCCTGTTGTGTTCCAATGACACCGTTTGCATCAAAATAAATGTAATGAACACCGTCAAGGTCTGGAATGACGATGTTTTCAGCCGCCGCCTTTCTTCGGACACGACCCCTTTGGGCAATGTCGTAAAATGTTGCGGGTGCTTTTGGTTGAATTGTGAATGTTCTTGTTCCTGTAACAAATGAAATTTCCGAATCACTTCGGTCTTTACTTTCAAAACCTGTTTGTTCATCAACAAGTTCCGCAAGATTTTGTGGTTGCCAATCACCAACAGCAAGTCTTTGCCAAAGTGATTTCAAATAGTCTGTTCCACCATTTCTGACAACAGCAAGTGAACCGTTGACTGGTGTTACTGAACCCGCGAAGACTGGTTGTGCCGTCCACAATAATGCGGCACCAACGCCGCTGACTTCATAGATTCCTTCGATTGCACTATTAGTGAATAGGACACGGTCACCGTTGACGACTGGTATGCCGTCGGGTGAATGATTTGTTCCGACTGGAAGTGCTGAAGAAACAATGTCGATGTAATCAGTTTTGACGACAACATCATCCCTTTGTTCAAGTCTTTTCAATCCCCTTGTGAGTGATTCCGCATCAATCAAAAATAAGTTAAGAATTGCACCACCAAGTGCATTCGTGTAGTCCGGGTCAGCATCCGATTCATCACTTGCACCCAAATAGTCAAGTGTGTCTTGGGTCATTCCGTCAATGCGCCCAACCGTTGGTGTTAAGGCATCACCCTTAAGTTCCAATGTTCCGTTTCTGAAAATGATGTCATTTCCTTCACGAAACATTATTGGTTCAGCTTCCGGCGTGTTTGGCATTCCACCATTCGCCGCCTTTGAAATTACTTTTGTCCCACCGATTTGGTCTTTGATGATGTAAAGGATGTCACCGTCTGAAATTGCTGCAATGCTTGTTGCTGTAATGTCGAAGTCAAAACTTCGGTGTGGCAATCTTACATTCAAGTCAGCCGCAAAGGTCATTGTTTCGGTTGCCAAATTCCAAGTGATATTTCCACCACCAGTCAAGAAACCAAATGTCGAATCGACGATGTTTTGAATTTCTGAAACACCAATGATTTTGTTGACCCCAATGAAATCAAATGTTGATGGGATGTTTCCATTGTCGCCTGTGATTTTTCCCAAATATACAACATTCGGGTCAAGTGTTAAGTCTGTGTTTCGCTTAACAGTTGGACCAAGAAGAATCACTTCATAGTCTGTGGCAACCGCTGAAATATTTCCAAGTGTTTGACCAAGTGCTGTGATGGTTTCAATTTTGTTATTTGACCCATCCCAAATCACAGTCAATTCTTCAAAGGCTTGAACCTGTGAAACCGGGTTCTTCAAATAGACAAGAACTTTTCTTCCGGCATTACTTACACCAGCTTCCGTCACCGAATCAACAGTGATGGTCAGCGTTTCATCGCCGTCATCAACAACCAAATCAGGGTCAGCCTTTTCACCAATGCCGTCTTCAAATAATGAATATTTGACTTTGCCTGTTCGCACATTGATTTCTGTCAATCGTGGAATGGTGACAAATCGAAGACCAACAAAATAGTCGATGCCTGTTGCATTTTCAAAAGGCACGTTGTCGGCAAACAATGGGTCAAGTGTAAGAATGTTCCCAAGTGGTCCGTCTGTCCCTGTAAGTGGTGTGAAGATGTCGAACGTGTCAATGGTGTCCGCACTAAGTGGTGGGTTGATGTCCGGGTTTGGTTCAAACAAACCTTGCAATCTGAACGTCCGAAAACTTAAATCCCGAATTTTCTTTTCAAGGAAGTCGAAGAAATTTTCCGTGATGTTCTGTTGCGACAGGAATTTCTTCAAAAATATATTGACTTTTCTATCGCCTGTTGCCATTCGCTTCCCCTTTTACATTATGTATAACATCGTATAACATGTCTTTCAATCCTTCAATCTATAAATCAAATCCGGGGTCAATTCTTTCCACATCGACCGGAAGCTGCATCATTTCAACTTCGCCGATTTGGATTCCTGTCGCACCGGACCTAAAGCCAAATTTTCCCTTTTCAAAACTACTGTCAAACACTTGGTGTTGTCGGTTTGAATCGACAAATGTTTGAATTTCTGTAATGCCTGACAATTCATCATAACTTGTTGTGACGCTGAAGAAATACGTTGCGCCTGTGATGATGTCTTCCGTCACGAATGCACCAATCTGTGAACTTACACCAGCCAATGTTTTGTGAACCGAAGTCCGCAACAGCACCGTGTCAATCCTGAATTCATAAAAATTATTCGCATCCTGATAGTTGAACACAACCGAATAGATTGTTGGTGTCACAGTTCCAATGTCATTGATGGACGCCGCAAGTAATATGTTCTTGAAGTCCGTGTCACCCAACACTGAAGTGACGAACCACGCATTCGGGTCAAGTTCCATTTGTTGTGCGCTGTTCACCCGACCGTCACCAACGAATGGTCCGTCAATAACCCTGTCAAACTGCCCAATCCCGTCAAGAAAGTCGTCAAAGAACCGAACGAAAATCACATTCAGCCTTTCCGAAGTCGGTCGCATAAGATTCAAAATCCGAAGAATCAATGTTTTATTTAAGTCACCTTCGTCAACAATCCGAATGTCTGATTGGAATTCGTCAAGAAGTTCCGGTTGGAATTCGATGAATCCAACAAGTGGTTCAGGGAAGTTTGCGGTTGTCGCCGGGTTGTAAACAGCATAGTCAAGAACATCACCGGGGTCCAATGGGTTCCCTTCAATGTTGTTGAATTGCCTGTTGGACCACCTGAAGTTGTCCATGTCCACTGGTGCCACATCCAAGCCCACACCTGAACCACCAAGAAATAATTTTCCTGAATTTGTTAAGTCCCCAACGACGGCTGAAATGTCCTGAAACGCATCACTTTCAGCCAAGTCCCCTTTGACAAATATTCTTGCAATGTCGTTCACCCTGTCAACTGAAACAGCAATGTGGTGAAGACCACCATCATCAAAGTCAACACTTGCCGGACTGTGGGTTCTTATGAAGTTGTTCACACCATCATTCAGTGTGTAACGAACTTCATTTGTTGTGGTGTTCAATTCGACTTTCCAACCCTTACCACCAAGGTCCATTTTTTGAAATAATGTTTTCCATGTGAATGTGTTTGTTGTCCGAACAAATGCTTCAACTGTGAAGCTGTCTGACAAGTCATAAGCGCCTGTGTTTGGTGCCGAAATTACATTGTTCACAAATCGCGCATAGTATTCCGAACTTGCCGGAAACCCCGAATTCGGGGTCAGAAAGAAGAACACGTCTGAAACAGCACCGTGAACAGTTCCGTTGTTGACCACAATGCTTCGGTCCAATGCACCGTTTTCAAATCCAAACAATGCAACCACGTTTGCAATTGGAATTGACTTTTCAATTCCGGGTCCAGAAATCAAGAATGGGTCATCACCTAATTGGCTTTCACCAAACTGTGTTTCACCAACAATCCAACGGAAATCAAAGTAATTGAAAACCCTTGCGGACTTACCTGTGAACAGTCTTACAATATTGATGTAACCGGGTTCAGTTCCCTTTTGTTTCCATAGTGCAACAGCAAGTGAAATCAATTTCCTTAAATCATTTTCACCAAGGTCATTTGTTATGTTGTTCAATTCTTTTGTGAACCCAACATGGTCTTTCAAGAACTGAAGCAAGTCAGCCCGTGTAAGTGCCGGGTTCAAAATTGTCTTAATAAGTTCAATGCGGTCTTGGTTATCTTCAAATATGAATTGCGGACCCGTCAAGAATCGTTCGACAAAGTTCCCGCCTTGCTTCCTGTCAAGTTCCCGGATGGGCTTGTGCAAGAACAAGAACATGTCATGTGCAAAATTTGGGTCAATCTTTGCCATTACTGGTTTTCCTTATCAAGTGCTTCCGCACAAGTGTAACAATACAATTCCAAATCATCATCTTCATCAACACATCCCGGCGCAAAATAGGCAATTGGTCTTTCACATTCACAACAATGAATCTTTCCCCATGTGGAAAGTGACCCATCACCGTTCAAGCCGTTTTCCATTTCCTGTTTTGCGTCCATGCGCATCCCCCTTAAACCACAGACACCGCAATTGTTCCAGCCAATGGAAGTTGTCGCGTTGTCATCGGTATTTCGTCACCGATTGCTTGTGGTGAAGTTACCGTTGCTTTCTTAATATTCACCGGGTCAACTTCAAAGATGGTTGCAACAATCACTGACAATGGAATCGCTTGACCGAAATCCCATCGCTTTGTCACACCGTCGCTGAATGTTGCGTCCGGGTTCAACAATGCTGTAATTGCATTCTTGATTTGTTCTTCGTTCCCACCTGTGACTGTTGCCACAATGTCGATGCTGTTCGGGTCATAGTTGACCACAGTCGCTTCGTGGTTTGCCAATCCAACAGGTTCAATGTTGTCAATCTTTGAACCGTTGAAGAATTTTTCAATTTCAATTCTTTGTGCTTCAGATAACAATGCACCTGATTGTCCCACCACAACAACTTCGATTGTCTTCACACCAAATGTTTCTTCAATTGCAAGTGCCCGTGAAACTGGTGAAGACCCTGTTGTTGGTGATTCAAATTGTGCGGATAAGAATTCATAGTCAGCAACAGTGATTGCACGTCCCCGTGTCCGCAAGGTTGCTGGTCCTTCAATTTTCAATCGTGCAAGGTCTTGTTCGGTTGAACCTTCCTTGACTTCAAATCCTTGGGCTTGTCTTGGGTTGAACAGTCGATTCACAAAACTGATTCCAGATTTGTTCACTGTGATTGTGCTGGAACCAACGTTTCCATCTTGGTCAGCACCGACACGATATATTGCACGAATGTTGTCCACGCCCGGTGTTGGAATCTTACCCTGAACACCATCACCGAATCTTACTTTTGCATTGTCGTTTGCATCAATGTCAATTGTGTAATCTTTTGAAGCACTGTTTGAAGACAAGAAGTTTTCTTTCAAGTTCCAAGGCTGGAATCCTGAACCTTCATCGGCTTCAATTGTCAGTGTTCCTTCAATCAATGGTCTTTGCACCAAAAGGAACTGTTGATTTTGCGCACCGTTTGAACTTCCAAGTGGGTCATCAACAACTGTCTGTCCCTGAACAACAGGCACAAGCAAGAATTGTTTTCCGGTGTCGATTCTTATTCGGTCAACATTTGGATTGATTGGTGCGCCCGTTACCGAAACAACACGAAGTCGAAGCCACATTGCTTCAAGACCATTCACAATCAACGGCAACCAGTCTTGTCCTTGATTTTGTGGAAGTGTGTATTCAATTTTTCCATCTTCGGTAAGTTCAGTTGTTGCATCTTCGGTGTCACTTACTTCGTTCCACTGTGTTCCAACATTGTAGTCATTTTCATTCACTGAAACAGTCGCTTGTCCAAGAAGTCCTGTTGTCGTGATGATGTTCTTTGTTCCATTCCACGTTGACACCACAAATTCTTGTGCGGCTGTTGAAGTAAGAATCACACGAACAACTGTGTTTCGTCGGTCGCTTGTTCCAAGAAGTGTTGTCAAATCAAGTTCAAGGTTTGAACCCAAGTTGGTTACTTCGTCCGGTTTTGCGTCTTCAAAGGTTGCGTCGTAAAATTCAATTGCGAATTTGATTCCCGCACCAACCGTATTGAACACCCATTCAAGTGTGTCCCACATGATTTGTGCATGACCAAAATATATAAGGTCGCCCGCTTTCGGCGTGTCGTCAAATAGGTCAAAGAATACACCGTCCGTCGATGCCAACCCCGTTTTGTTTGTGCTGAAACCACCTGACAAAGTTGTAAAGTTATCGGTTGCACCATCGCTTTCAACGACCGTGATGGTTTCAACTTCTTGAATAATTGGGATAAGCGAAATGGTGTCCACACCGTCAAAGATTGCGGCAACCCTTCCAAGGATTGCATCGTCGGCTGAAAGATTGATTGCGTCTGTGATGTTTTGTGCCGTGACCGCAATGGAACCCCCCGCCACCCACTCAATTCCAAATCTGAATGCGACACCTTCAATTGCGATTTCATCCCCGGCATCAAATACATTGTTGATGACTTTGATTTTTCCACTTGTGAATGTGAAGACCGCTGTTGGTTCGTCTGTTGGGTCAATTGTAAGTGCTTCGTTATTTTCAAAAATTATTTGTGGGCTTTCATCCGTTTCAACTGTGGCGAATTGACTGTTGATTGGAACGATTGATGTGATGATGTCGAACACTTTTGAAAATTCAAGAACAACATCAACGCTTGAAGGTTTTGCTTGTGACAATGTCACGTCAATAAGTGCAAGGTGCCCACGAACAGATTCCAAAAGTCTTGCTGTTGGAAGCAAGGTTTCGTTTGCAACAACATCCAAAAGAACATTATTCAAATGTGCTGTCAGCGCATAAGCACGTTCAAGCTGTGTGTAAGGTTCTTCATCACCTTCATCGGTTATTTCAGGAACGTTTGCACGTCTGAATTGGGTCAACGAACGGATGATGTCGGGATAGTAGAACCCCGAAAAGTCAAAGTCTGGAATTTCAATAAGTCTTGCTTCAGCCATGTTTCACCCTTACCTTGTAAACGGCAAGCGAAAATCTTCAACCTTGTCCGTGAACTTGTCCACATATTCAAACGACATGATGATTTCCCCTTCGTTTTCGCTTTCTTCAAATTTGATTGGTTGGTTTGGCGACAGTTCAACACGGTCAACAAACTTTGCCAAAATAGTATTCAACGCCCGTGTTGCGCGTCCACGGAATCCAACATTGTTGATTGACCAAATAAGTCCGGGGTCAATTCCCAATTGTTGAAAAGGATTTTGGTCACCGCCTTCAGAAAACGCAAGAATCAACATCTTCCGAAGTTGACGGCTTTCGTTCGTTTCGACGCGGGCACCACCTGACTTGTTGACACCCACTGGAATTTGAAGACCTGTTGGCATTACGCAACCTTCCTTTTCTTAAGTTTCACTTTCTTTCTTACTGTCGGTCTTGCCGAACAATTCTTAACACATTGATATATTCCCTTTACTGTGTCCCGTCCCAAATTTTTCTTTGGTTCCCCACAATAATAACAACTGTTTGTGCGTTCCATTCCTTCAATCTTATTCATGACACAACCCCCGCACCGACACCAGCACCCGGCAATGGACCCGGTGGTGATGACCCACCAAAAGACCCGCTTATTACAACGTTACCTGTTCCCGCCGCAAGGACGTGGTTTGCTTGACCCATCCCCATTGCGTTTGCAAAGTTTGACCATTGACTTCCAATGAATGATGGTGCGGCGGCATCAATGTCACTTCCCCACCCGGCTGGAATCACGCCGATTGAACCAACGTCCACAACACCTGAACCGCTGAAAACTGGTGCATGTGTTGAATTCAAGTCAGCAAGTGCAAGTTCAGCAACACAGGCATCACCAATCGCGTCTGTTGTGTCCATCAATTTTGAACCTGATTGTCCAAAGAATCCTGTTGCAAGTGCGAAGATAAGTGTTGAAATCGCTGGACCTGAAATACCTGTGACGCCCACACCAACGCCCGGACTTGGACCCGCACCGGGAACCAGCCCGGCGTCTGTGGTTGTGAACGCCTTTCCCACCACATGCGTTTGCCCACCATTGCCGACAGCATCCGTGAAATCACTTAAGCGTGTTCCCACAAATCCCTTTCCGGCAAGTAAGCCTTGCAATGTCGCTGACCAGTTTGGACCACTTATCATTGATTCATCCCCAACATCATTTCCTTTGCTGGTTTCAACAAAGGAATCAATTTCTTCAAACAACAACCACACAAATACCGTGTGATGATTTCTTCACCGACACGAAGTTGTGTCAAATAAATCCTATCGCACAAGTCTTTCATTTCTGGAACTTCGATTTCATGCATCACACCAGTGACGGGTTCTTGTCGAAGCATCTTTCTTTTCTTGTGAACCATTCTTGGCTGTTTTTTTGTTTTTATTTTTTGGATTTTGATGGGTTTTCCAGCATCATCCTTTCCATCAATCATTTCAAAAACAGGACTTCCGTCCTTCCCAACTTCGGGAACTTCAATTTCACCGTCTTGAACCAATATTGGTTCCTGTGGTGGTGCAAGCAATCCGCTGTCATCACAGCCTTCACAATTCCATTGCACTGGTGGTTTCTTCATTTCATCCCCTTACACATCTAAGAACACCGTTGTCGTTGGGACAATCGGTGCGCCTGTAATTAAATCAATCACACCAAGATGTGATGCTTTGCTTGTTGCTTCACTTGCGGACCCATTCAATTGAATCTGTGACGCCATGATGATTGCATTCCCACCAGCCGTCGCTTCAATATTTCCGCTTGCCATTATTTTTGCGTTTGCACAGTTGATTTCACAATCACCAGTAATGTTGAAAGTTTTCTTTCCACCAACTGTTTCTGTTCCATCCCCTGTTATACTTATGATTTGGTCCTTGACGATTGTTTCAAACCAATTTCCGTCTTTGTCCCAATGAAGTAAGTTTCCAATTGCATGGAATAACTTCATGAAGACTTCCCCGCCTTTGTCCTTATTCATGAACTGAAGGAAGTGTCCGTCTGAATGTCCCAACTTGACAGCGACTTCATTCAATGTTTGGTCACCACCCTTGATGAAATTTGTCATTTGAAGGATGTGACCAAGTGTGTGTTTCAATGCGACTTCATGAAAATTTTCAAGGTCATCAAACATAAGTATGTGACCGCTGTTTGTTTTCCACCCCATTCGGAACGGATAGTTTTTCCTGAATTCATCCGCGATGTCAGCGGCTTTGGAATATATCATGCAACGCCAACGCGGTTCAGGATTTTCAATGTCGTCACAATCGAATGGTGTGTTCGGGTCATGCGCTTGAATCAACACTTCGATTTCGTCACCGACCTTTGGGACAAAAAAGAATCCCGCGCCATTGGGTGCTGAAGCAAACGGAAAACAAGGTTCCGCTGGAATGGGGAATTCACCATTGAATAATGTTGGTGCTTCAAAATAAACAGACCCACGCAATAACAAAGTTTGTTGGTCGTCTGACTCAACATTCCTTGTGACAATTGCATTGTGGACTTGTATTTTTCCCACTATATATTCCCCTTAAATTTTTCAACCAATATGTCATTCGCTGTCAAGTTCAGTGTTGGTGGCGATTGAACAATTGTGTCATCAATCAACTTGCGGCAAGTGAATTCACCCTTGTAACCTTCGGACTTTGAAACCCTATGAATTACTTGTGTGAAGAAATACTTCCCTGTGAACTGTTCAGTGATTCCATTCAATATGTGTGTTTGTCTTGATTGAATTGCTTCATTTCCTTTAAGTGTTCCCTTTCCTGTTATGAAATTTTCTTTCTGTCTTTTGATGAATTCTTCAATTGCTTTTCTTGCGGCGAATTCATTCTTGAATCTTTTGTGTGATGGAAACTTGAATGACCTTCCGAATGCTTTGAAGCCAACTTGCACACCATCGTCTGAAGGTGTTTGCTTGCCGCCTTGTGGTCCCGGATTCCCACCTGTGAATCGTCTGTCCCTTTCCGCTGCAATCTTCTTGTTTTCTTCAAGTGTCAACTTGTTGATGAAGTTCACTTTCGTTCCACGGGTTGTTTTGTCTTTGATGATGAATACTTCAAAATCTGTTGCTTGGTCAAATGCATCCAATGTTGGTTCAAACGACAACAACTTGTTTTGAAAATCGACCAAGTCCCCTTCACCATAAGAAAATGAAAACACTTCTTTTCGTGCTTTGCTGTTTGGTGGCTGGAAGAATAACGCGAATTTCTTTCTGTCTGTGTCGAACCGACTGAACACTTCAAACCCATTTATTTCAGCGACTTTCTTCAAGAACTGATAGTCACTTGTTCCTTTCTTTTGGACACGGTCATGAACACCAGCCGTTCGTTTGATTCCCGCAAAACTTCTTGGGTCCGCTGTTCTTATGTCAAAGCCGTTTCTTTCACCAATTATTGAAGCAATCTGTGAATCACGGAATGACTTGTAAGAAACCCCACCTTTTGGAATCCGTCTTGCGGCTTTGAAAAGCAAGTCATGTCCTTCAATGCTGAAGGATGGGAAGTCTGTTTCTGGAAATGTTGGTGTCTTCTTGGTTATGATTCCGGCACCGACAGTGCGAAGTGTTCCACCATAGCCGAATTGGAATTCAAGGATGCTTCCTTCAGAAAACAACTTTGAATCAAGTAATGACATGAATTGTCCACCACCAGCATTGTCAGCCTGACCTTGGAAGGTGATGCTGAACCTTGACATTTGGTCGGAATTGTCTTCAAACATTATTTCATCAATATATTTTGTTATTTCATTTGTGAATTCGACTGGCTGTGCGCCTTCGCCACCGCGATGAATAATCTTATAGGTTGGCGCAAACGGGTCACGGGTCAGCGGAACTGAACCAATCGCCCGTGGGGAAACGGCTTTCTTACTTAAACCCCCAAAATTGACCAACGATAACAAACCCATTCAATTCCCTTTACACAAATATTGTTGTGCTTCGATTTCTTAGTTCAAAAAATTCTTCTTTCAATGCTGCATTTTCTGGTGTGTTCTTCAACGCCACACTTCCTTGTGTCACTGGAATTATTGCAATTTCTGTCGGTTCGATAAGCTGAACCACAGCGCCCGGTTGCAATGGTGCAAGTTCGGGTTGTGTTCTTCTTACAATATCACCCAACAATGCATCACCATATTCGGCTTGCGCAATTGATTCAAAGGTGTCACCTTGTTTGGCAACCACTGTCCTGTCAATTGTGTGTGGTGAAAAGCCCGGAATGTTGATGACCCGCCCAAGCTGACTTGCGATTCCAGCGGCACCCGCAACAATACCAGCGGCAAACTTGATTTGACTTGCAAGTGAAGTCGCTGCATTTTCTGTGACTGTCTCTTGTATTTTTTGAAGTGTGATTCTTACATCAACACCACGAAGACTTCCGTCACTTCTTAGTTCGTCATAGTTTATTTGAATTCCGCGAACAAAACATGTGAATCCGATTTCTGTTCCGGCTGTGAACAAGAAGATTGGTGCCCTTTTCAACGAAGCATTTCTTCTTGCGAATGATTTCAATAATTCAGTTTGTTGCTTAATATTTTTGAACGAATTGTTTGCCCAAATTCTTGCACCAAATGTGAATGGTTCCGCGTTTCCGTGAAGCCATGAAAAGTCCGGTGTCTGTGTATTGACCGCGTTTGTTTCATTTAAGTTTGAACCAACGCTTTCACCCATGTTTGTTGCAAGGAATTGTCCCTTGAATTCTTGGGTGAAGCCGGGGTCTTGTCCAACTAAGGACCAACCCTTGCGGTCTGAAAATCCAAATAATTCGCCAACTACTTCAAGAAAAGCCATTAATTAAATCCCCCCATTGGTGCGCCATTTCGCAACATCTTTTGCTTCGCGGCGGGGTCAATCTGTTGACCATTCATTTCTGTTTGTGAAATTTGTTCCCGTGTTTGAACAAGAACCAAATCTTTCCCACGAATTCTTCCTTCAACAACAACCTTCATGGTCGAAGAACCACCGGATGATTGACCACCACCCGATGCACCAGCCGTTGCACTTGCAATTGCTGAAGCGTTTTCGTCGGCTGTTGGTGCCTGTGCAAGAACCTTTCCTTCGGTTGAAGCAACACCCAATGCGCCCGCCGATGCTTTCACACCTGTTGCGGCGTCGATTGAATCAACACCCGGAAGACTTGCAAGTGAACTATTCAATGAAGCGGCGTCCACACCAGCAAGTGAAAGTGCTTTTCTTCCAATTGCGGAATCCGCAATCTTTGAAATCACACCCTTAATTAAGCTGAAGACAGCCCTGATTGGAAATGTAAGTGCATCAAATATGAACTTTCCGACACCAAGGAAAACGTTTCCAATGGCTGTTCCAATTGGAATCACAAAGTCCAGTATGCTTTGGAAGATTGACTTCGCTGTTGAAGCAACCCCTTCCCACATTTCCCCAAAGAAATTTCCAATTGGTTGAATTACATTTGTGTCAATTGTTGTTGCCCACACACCAGCGACTTCAGCGATTTCGTTGAAGATGACTGTTGCAAGTGCGCCAATGAATTTGAATATTGTTATTACTGGTTGAAATGCATCAAGTAAGAAGTTTCCGATTGCTTGGAATGCCGAAAATATTTCATCCCTGAAGATGAATATTACAGCACCCACCGCCACAATTGCAGCAATGACCGCCAACACTGGAAGTGAAATGGCACCAAGCACAGCACCGATAAGTCCGGCAATCACTTGGATTGCTCCAAACACGACGCCAATGACTGACCCAAGGAATCCGAAGAATCCTATGATTCCAGAAATGATTGGTCCAAGTATGAATATTGCGGCACCTATTCCCAAAATTATTGGTGCCACAATTGCGCCAATGGTGATGACCTTTGCCGCAAGTTTTCCGAATTCTTTGATTGTCAAACCTGTGTCACCAAGTATTGGTTTCAAGAATTCGCTTATTGAATTGAATGTTTCAAATGCGGCTTGCTTTACTTCCTTGAATCCTTCGACGAATCCCGCCGCGAATTCTTGGATGTCGTTGAATGTAAGTCCAAACTTTGCAAGTGCTTTGTCAGCCGCCGCAATCTTATCTTTTGAAATTTTTGTTCCTGAAATAATTGATTGAAATGCAAGTGCCGATGCCGACACAAAAATGGTCATTGTTTGAACACCACGTTTCAATGGTCCTGTGATAAGACTTCCGAGTTCAATCGCAACACCTGAAGTCGCTGATTGAAGCAGCACGAATTGACCTTTCAAATTGTCCAGTCTAATTTTTGCCATTTCAGCGGCGGTTCCCGTTGCGCCCTGAACTTGCACCCTTAGTGCAACAAGTGACGGAAGTGAATCACCAATTGACACCCGTGTCTTTTCACCCAAGGATTCAAAACCCCTGTTCAACCTGTCAACATTCTTCTTTGTGACTTCGGTTGTTTTTCCAATTGAAGCACTGAACGAACTGAATGATGTTGCGCCACGAAGACCCAAAATTTCAAATGCTTTTGCTGTTGCTTGTAGTGGGTCCGCTGATTTGGCGACAACCTTTTGAATGTTCGCCATGATAACTTCAAGTGGTTTCAATTTCTTTTGTCCATCGACGATTCGGAACAATGCTTTGTCCATTCCCGCACGCCCACCGAATAAGTCAATTGCTTTCTTTGATGGTTTCGCAAGTTTGGCAAGTGAATTTTTCAATGCTGTTCCGGCAAGTGAACCTTTCACACCAGCGTTCGCCATTACACCAATTGCAACAGCGGTTTCTTGCATTGAAAGTCCCGCTTGTTTTGCGGCTGGTGATGCAAACTTCATTGCTTCACCAAGTTGTGTGAAGTTTGTGTTCGTCAATGCTGTTGTCAATGACATTGCATCCGCGACTTCACCCGCCTTTTCAGCTTCAAGTCCAAATGCACCCAAACTACTTACAACAATGTCTGTTGCTGTTGCCAAATCCACACCTGAAGCGGCGGCGGCATTCAAAACCCCCGGCAAAGCGGCAACGATTTGGTTGACCTTAAGACCAGCCCTTGCCAAGAATTCTTGACCTTCGGATGCTTGCTTTGCTGTGAAGACTGTTGTCGCGCCCATTTCTTTTGCGGCGGCTGACAGTGTTGACATTTCTTCGGATGTCCCAAGAATGACTGATTGAACAACTGACATTTGTGCTTCAAAATCGGCGGCTGTCTTTGCAGCAAAACCGAATGCGGCTGTTGCTGGTGCCGCTGCAAGTCCGACTGATTTCAAACCTTGCCCGACTGAACGAAGTTGTGAACCCATCTTCTTAGATGACTTTCGCATTCGGTCGAAACCACGACTTGCGCGTGACATCCCCGCAACCGCACGGTCACTGTTGAAATTTAAGATTGCATTAAATTTGAAAGCCAAACTTCAACCCCTTATTTTCGTCGTCCCCCCAACATTTTCATCTTCTTGGACGACGGTTTTTTTGAACTTACCATGCGTTTCTTCATCGCATCGTTTTCATCTTTCTTTTGCTTTGCCAACCGCTTCAACATCCAAAGAAATTTCCGTTTTGGCATTTTGGAAATTTCACCAACTGTGACCCCGCCTTGAAAGTTATAAGCGAGTTGAAAACCCGCTTCCCAGATTTCATCCCTTGGGGTTATAGGGATGAAGAATCGAAAAAATGGTCATATCTCCAATCAAGTGTTTGAATGAATTCCGCATTGCAATGAATACAATTTCCACCAACACCCATCACAGGTCCGGCGTTGTTATCCGTCACGGCTTTCATAGTCTTTTCAATATCAATTTTTTTAAGTTTCTTAATTAAAGTGTCGGTGTCCACATAACTTTTGATTGGTCCGTCCGCGTTTGAAGCACCCGCAATGGCTGACTTCAACATCAAGAATTTCATCCGACCATCGTTTTCCGCATCTTTGATTCCGGCTTGTTCAAGAACAGTCCACTTTGAAACATCCAAGACGATTCCTGTGATTGTTTCTTCACCGATTAGAATTGGTTTTCTTAGTTCATAGTCAACTTCACGTTCATTTTCTTCGGGATTTTTTGTGCGAATTTCAAGTGTGTTCAAATCCCCCATGAAATCCTTGTTCACCTTTCGGCAAACTGGACAAGTGATGTCACCAACATTGTAGTCTTCACCAAGTTCTTCCACCCGCAACCAAATATACATATACATAAGGTTTGGAAATTCAAGCTGTGACATCAAAACAGTCTTTGCGTCTTTGTCCATGTCTTGCATAGACTGACCACAAAAATCATCAAGCAAAAGACACATCATTTTGTTGACGAATTCGCCAACATTGTTTGCGTTCTTCTTAAGTCCCGCAATCTTTTCTTCAGTTTCCATGTCCCAATCGACAAAACTGAAACCGCGTTCCTTGATGTAAGATTGTTTGTCTGGTGTCCGTCTTTGAATCGGAAGTATTGCACCAAGTTCCTGTAAGGTTGTGGTGCTGTAAGGTGTAAGTTCTTTCTTTGGTTCCGCACTTGCTGTTGTCGGTTCCGTGTTTGTTTCTGTTTGCATTTCCATGATTTCCCCCAATTACGCTTTTCGCGTTTGTTTGGAAATTAAAGTTCATATTCAAAGCCCACAGACTATGAATCTGTGGACTTCCCCTGTTTTATTTCACCCCGCTTAAACTGGAAGTGCGCTGTCGGCGCTGAACGTCCATTCAATCATTGCTGGTTCACCTTCATTCGCCATGTCCAAGTCAGGATTTTTCTTCTTAGTTATCCAAAGACCAGTCATGGTTTGTGTTGATGCGACTTCACCCGCAATGTTTCGCTTAATTAGTGTCCCAATTTTCTTATAAAGTGGGTCCACCGGGTCACGACCTTGTTTGAACCAAAGTTCAAGTGCGGCACGTTCAACAGTGTGATGTTCAAACATCATCCCGGTGAATTCTTTCGCGCCTGTGTCGTTACCACCGGAAGCCTTGGTTCGGTCTGGAAGGTCAACGGCTTGCGTTTCATCTTCAAGTCCCGAAATTTCGGTGAACAAAATTGGTGGAAGTCCCACGACAATCAGTTCAAAATTGTTTACTGGAATGTGGTTCGTTTGAACGCTTCCCTTCATAGTCATAGTGATTTCCCCTTTGTCATATAAGTGTTATTTTTCGCCATTGTTTTGCCTTACCCTTCCGTCACGCCAAGTTGACTGACTGTGATGATGAATCTTTCAACTGTGTCAACAAGGTTCAACGTAATTGAAGCATTCAAGTTCCCCGCATTTGTTTCGGAAGCCGGGTTGTTTTCATCATCAATTTTGATGATTGCGGCATCCGTTACACTGTCCCCAACAATCGCACCTTTTGCGAATTCAGGAATGAAGAACACAAGGAATGTTGATTTCAATTGTTCCCTTGTTTCCCTGTTGTTCAAGGCGAAAATAATGAAGTCAAAGTTTTCAAGGAATATGTTTTCGTAATGTGACAAAGTTTCACGCTTATGTTTGAAACGTGAACTTGGGTCAAGGTGAAGTGTTCGGTCACCCCATAACACGAAGTTTCCACTGATTTGTTTGATGACACCAATTCCCTGTGGGTTCAAGAATTCTTCATCCAATTGTTTGTCTTCAAGTCCCGCTGGAAGTTTGATGACATTGGAAAGAATTGCGTCCACACCAGCGGCGGCTTTGTGATAACCGTCGAAGTCCCGTGCAAACCTTGATTCAACACCCATGATGGAACCTGTCAGTGTGACAAGTTTCAAACCTTCACCAAGTGGGTTGGGAACGAAACCATAAGATGGGAATGAAACGACCGCAAAGTCATTTCTTCCAATCGTTTCGTTGATATATTCTTCAGCCGCTTGTTCGGAAACGATGTTCGCTGGAATTTCATAACGATACATCCAGTTTTGGCTTGCACCGAATGCAACCCCCGCTTTCTGAACAGCCGCCGAATTCACACCCGGTGAAGCCAACTTAATAAGTCCAAGGTTCTTTCCGCGCATTGCTTTCAATGGTGAAGTTCCTGTGTCGTATGCGACCAAGTAATTGATGTCCGCGATGCTTGCAACACCGTCTGAACCACCGCCAAGTTGTTGTTCATAACTTGAATCGAATTGGTCACCAGCAACCGCATTCACTGTCATGTCCGAACCTGTTTTTACAGTTATGCTTTCGGAATCGTTTGACACGATTTCAAAACCTTCGCGGAATAATGATGATTTTGGTCTAAGTGTTCCACCAACCAAGGCATCGTTTGCCAACGGTCGAACTTCAATAAGAAGTGATTCACCAACTTGCCATTCTTTCGTGCTGTCGAATGTTGTGTCCACTAAGGTGAAGCCCATTGCGAAAGCGTTTGGCGGTGCAAGTGCAACCCCTGAAGTTACAACCACACCCGTGATGAATGTCATTTTGGCTGAAGCATAAGTCCAAGTTTGGTCAACACCACCCGAAAGCGTCGCACCAGCGAAAGTTGGTGGGGTTCCACCAGCACTTGTGGTTGTCAGCGCATTTCCAAGAACACCCGGTGTTGCAGCGAAAAGGTCCATGTTTGCACCAGTCGCTTCGGCAAACACTAATAAGTAAAGTGCGTCACCAAGTGTGTCCCGTTTGGAATTAATTTTTGCAACCAAGTTGTCCCGTGAATCGGCGGCTGTTGCACCAATCAACACTTCATCCGCAAGTGTCGGAACGGTTTTGAAGGTAAGTGTTTCACCAGCAATGACAACTGTGTCACCGTCGGTCGGCTGTCCGGGAAATGTCAACAGGCTTGTTGCCCGTGCGCCCGTTGCCGTCACTGTCAAGGTGGCGTCATCGTCAATTATTGAAGCACCCGGAACTTGTGTGGAAACTTTCGCTTTCGCACCAGTCGGTGAATTGGGAACTTCTTGTGAAATTTTTAGTGTAAGAACTGTGGATGTCAATGAAAGTGATTCACCCGCCAAGTTTGCTGGTCGAATATCGGCGGTAACTGTAACCCCAACCTGAAGGTCTTCAACACGAATGTTGAAATCAACATCACTGTCGTCATTGACAACTTTGATGTAATAGTTTCCAGCCGCCGGGTCTGGTGAAAGATTGTCGAATGTTTTGACCAGTGTTGAAATGTTTCCTTCAATGAAGAAAACTTCCATTTTGAATTCTTCGGAAGGGTTGTCTGTTCCCGGTCCCACTTTGACGGCAATTGCTTCACCATCGTTTGCCAAGTTGACTGAAATAAGTTTGTCCAAACTTCCACCAAGTTCAGCAACAAGGTCAACATCGCTTGGGAATGTAAGAAGTCCAAGTGCTGTGTTTGAAACAACAACAAAGGATTTTCCGGGTATTGCATTGAAGCTGACCAATGCGCCAACTAATTCATCAACCTTTAAGTCGGCGGGCACAACATCCAACTGAAGTGTCGTTGTAAGAACGGTGTCATATTCATCAATAAGAATTTGTTTTTTGCCACCCCAACGACCCGGATTTCCACCTTCAATTTTCATTGCAAGTGCGCGTGTTGGGCTTTTGCGATTTGTGAGTTCAACGAAAGAAGTCTTTTCATCACCATCGGTAAGACGGTTCAACCAAAGTTGTCCGGCACCGTTTCCAAGTCTTAGTCTGTCAATTGCGGAATCAGGAAGTAATGATTCGGGGATGATTCCACCAGCACGGAAGCCATAGTCAGTGACATTGTTCACGAAGAACATCTTCCCAACTGGTCCCTTTTGCATGATTCCGGTGAATGCTGTCGTTCCCAATGCGCCCGGTGTGATTGTTTGTTGTCCACTCTTTTCGATAACAACGACGCCCGCGCCGCGTGTTGGTCCAAATCTTCGTTGTGCCATTATTTTCCCCTTTGTGTGTTATACATAGTTATACCGTCCAAACAAAAAAACATCAAGTTGATTGAACAGCGACGTTAAGTTTTCCTTCATCAACCAAGGGTTCGTCCAGTGCGGGCTTGTCAAAAAACAAGACCCCAAGAACGTCGAATGACCCGGTCGCCACATTGGTGTCGGTGTCATCGGATGCCTTTTGATTCCGGCTTGTGCTAAGTTCCACGAAGATTTCAATGCCGTAAAGACAATCAAGGTTGAATTCCCGAATGAACTTGTTGTTTGCCCAAAATTGGTTGATGTCATTGACCAACCGCATTTGGTCCAATTGACTGTTCGTGAAGACAGCCCATTCAAACCTGATAGTATTTTGCCGTGGACTTCTTTGAACCACCGCGTTACCAGCATCTTTGTCACGGATGAAATCAATAACGCTGTTGGTGTTCTTAAGCGTGAACCCCGGTCTGTCAAGAATTTGAATGTTTTCAAAAATGATTGAAGGAAAGGTTGGGACTTCAAAGAAATCCTGTCCCTGTCGAACATAGACTTCCGGCACATATTCAAATGTGACTTCATACACCGCACCCGAAGGCAATACTGAATTAAGCGTGATGATTCCGGGGTCATGTGTAAAGCCGTCCTTCCTTAGCGACCCCAATGCATAACTGTCAAACAAGTTTGTCAGCTTCAAGGGGTCATTCACAAGGTCATACACGCTTCGGATGTCCGTTACGTTATAACCTTTGTTATCAAGGACGGAATTCAAGTCGATGCTTGAACCAGTTCCCGGTCTTCTTAGGACTGAACTTGACCTGAAGTCTTTGTTCAGTGTCCGAATAACTCCATCATACACCAGCGAATCCAAGACTTCAATTTCAAACTGACCCAACAGTTTCAGTTCCTTGACTTCCGGTGTGATTGCCGGGTCTATGGTCCTTAAATTGACGACAAACCCGATTCCCTTATTCCCGACCGTTACCATTGGGAAGGTTGGAATGTTGGCACTTATTTCCGTTTCAGTATTCCAGTCAGTCGATGTTGCGACAGCCCATGCGCCACCGTCCCACCAATATTCGACGAAGGTTGGGATTGTTGCAAAATCACTTGTCAAAACCCTAAACCGAACGTCTGTTCCAACTGGTGTGTTGAAGTTATTACTTGCATCTTCGGTCACCCGTGCTTCAAACTTAAGCCATTTCTGAACACCAGCCGGATTGAACAATGGTGTCCTGACATGAATGTCCTGATTGACAGCGGGTCCAGTTGAAGCGACTGGAAATTGCCCACTTGCAACCTTCAATTGAAGTTTCTGATTCACAAGGTCTTCGGTATTCAAACGAATTTTGTCGGTGTCTGAAAAGACAAGGTCTGAACGAATGGGTTCTTCAAATGTAAAATTCTTAATAAGTTTTCTTATCGCCATTATTTGTCCTTATGTTCCCCGTCTTTTGCACCTTGGGCTTTCCACATTTGTTCAAGTGATTCACGCCAAATTGCAATGACTTCCCCCTTGACATCCTGTCGTTCCCAAACCGAAGAAAATATTTTCCTTGGTGGGACACGCCAAACACCACCCCGGCGTCCAGCATTTTGCCCAATCTTCGCAAGTGCCTGTCCTTGTTTCTTCTTAACTTTCCCCCGTTTTGTTTTCTGTGCTTCAAGTGTTGCAATCAAAGCGGCAATCATCTTTGGTGTGATTGTTATGACATAACCACTTTCCATAAGTTCAACAAGTTTCTTCATTCCAATTGTGCTGGAACCCGGCTTTCGCCCAAATCTACTTCCTGTTGATTGCGCATTTCTTATCATTCCAACTTCAGCACTGAAAGCGTTATTCAGTTTGTGCGCAATTGCGTCCACTAAATTTTTTTGCTTAAGAAGTGGGATTGTTCCGCGTTCCATCAATAATGTCATCGGGGAATTTTCTTTGAATTCCCTTTGTCTGATTTGTCTTTTCACTTCACGAATCAAAAATAATGAAGCCTTGATGGTTCCCCGGCGAATGAATTTTTGCAAGTTCCTGTCAAGCAATTGAACAGTCGTGAATTTTTCAAACTGTTCGATGTCACCTGTAATTCGCATACTTGCAATTGCGCCCATACTTACCCCGGATTCCTGTCAGCAAAGAAAACCCTTGCCAATGCAAAACCACCCAAGGCACTAAACTGTGCGCCCATTTTATTTTGCCCGTGTAATAAGTAAAGTTCGGTGTCCAACGAATCGGCACCTGTTCCCATCTTAATTATTTTGTCACCCCTTTTTAATTTGATTCCGGCGTTTCGCAAGTCCACACTTCTTACAACCAAGTAACCACCAGCGTTTTCGTCGGCACCTATTTGACTGAATTCCGTTTTCTGTTCAGTGTTCCCAAAGACAACTTGTGCTTGGAACGACACTTTCACTTTGACAGTGCTGTTGATTGTTTCATGCCGTCCTGAAAGCCCACCAGAAAATTGCGTGTTTGCTTCGTCAATCTGTTCGACTTCAATAAGTATTGGTTCAATAAGGGGTGGTGGAATAAGAAAACCCATGTCAGTAACTTACCCCCTGACTTGTCCTATTCAACACAACTGGTGTTTCTTCAATGGACCCGTCGATTCTTATTGGTGCTTGATATTTTGCAAGGATTCGGTCAACTTCCGAATTCCCGGACAGCGAACCCCTTGCTGTTGAATCTTTCAATTCAAAAAATTCTTGTTCATGTAAGTCAATTTTCAATCGCTTCAACGGTCCCGTGCTGGAAGATGTTGCCTGTGCTGTTGGACTATTTATTTGGATGATTGAAAGAAGTTCGGTTGCACGCTTAATAAGTGAAGGTGTGCTTCCGTTTTCTTCCAAGAATCCGAAGTCACCATCAATTTTTGTCAATGTTTCCTTTACGAAAACACGATTTGTCAATGCACCTGAAAAGATGTTGTCCCTTCCACTTCCAACATTCAATTTGATTCTTGGATTCCGTCTGTCATCCTGTGGTCTTGACCGTCCCTTGAAAGCAACGAAGTCATTGTCTTCACCTTCAACCAGCGCGTTCGATGTGCTGTTGATAACAAGTTCCCGGATTTCAATTATTGGGACAGGCAACCACATTGTTGGTGTGTTGTTTCCTTCAAGTCTGACAATCGCCGCACGCAAGTTGAAGAACTGTCCTGTGAATTCATCAATGAAGTCCATTGATTCTTGGATGATTGCATTTCCCCGATGCTTTGGAATTGTGTCCGAATGAAGGTTGTTTGCTGGTCCATTCACAATCAAGTTTGCGGCACCAGTCAATTCAATTCTTACTGTCGTTGGTGTTGGAAATTCAATGATGCAAGAACCAAATCCAAGCTGTTCAATGACATCACCAACCACCGGGTCAGGGTCACCAGCGGTTACTTTGACAAAATCATATATGTCACCACCAGCATCGACCACCTTGTTTGAAAGTGTTATTTTTATTTTTGAAACCAATGGTGAACCACCTGTTGCAAGTGCGCAAAGAAGTTCGCCATAAGTTAAGTATGGTCCTGTGTTGTCCACTGTCATACCCCCCTATTTTGTGTAAGTTCCGCACCATCATAAGTCGAAAGCCATTCGTCAAAACCTTTTGGTCCGACTGACTCAAGGTCAATTCCTGTGTCAATACCCTTTACATTTTCAATTGCCGCGCCACCGAGTTCGTTGCAAAACCATGTGTAATCACCATCGGCAAAAGGATTTTTCCATTTCTTGCCAATGGTTTTCCCGGCATAGACCCAAACGATTCCAAGTGCGCCCTTCATTCCATAGCTGACACCCGCATTTGACATTGCAAACGAAATTAATTTTTTATATTGTGCGCGTGTTATTTTTATTTCGTATTCCTTAACTATATGGGTGAACTGTTCAAAGACTTTCTTCTTTGATGAAAATTGAACCTTGGTCCCGGATGCTTCATACACCACACCAACTTTTGCACCGCTTGAATACCATCTCAAATAAACATGTGAATACGGTGTTTGTTCAAGCAATCTGATAGCCCACGAAAAGATATAACCAATAACAGGAATCCTGTTCTTTGGTTTGCTGAAACCTATGAAAATAGAAATCATTTTTCCTTCGTCCATACCTATCCCTTACAATTGCCCGTCATACACAGCCGCAAGTGGTGTTATTCCCAAATATTCTTCAATCTGTTGTCTGAATGTAAGAAGTCGTGCGGCTGTCAAAACTTGTGCGTCCAAATCTGTGGACACCACCTGTGCAATTTCAAAACGTGCATCATACAGACTTGCGGTCCCAAGCGCACCAATGACCTGTTCCAAAGTTTTTCGGACATGATTAGTCAAACCAAGTTGTGTAATGCCAAGACGAATATTTTCGTTCATGAATTCATTACGGGCACCTTCAGCAAACCTTTCGGCGTCGTTAATTATTGCATCAACCTGAAGATATACATTGTAACTTGCTTCATCGTGCGCCGTCACAGCCGCATCAATCTTTGCTTTGTTTGTGCTGTCGTCAAATGTATCATCCAACATCACCCAAATCTTATCACCTTTACGGTTGATGTTTTTGATATAAGGTTTCACTTCAGGAATTTGTTTTAATTCCTTTAAGAAATATTGTGTATTAATTGTTTTTGGATATTCAAATGTTTTCATTTTACAACAACCTCACAGCTTTTATTTTTGCCCAAGAAATTCCTTCATTATTTTGTTCTATTGTATAGACATTCACAGCTTCCCTTCCGTTGAAAATAAACCGAACAATGTCGTTCGCGCTTAAAGACAAAAGAAATGGTGGAAGTATAAGTGAATTAGATTCGGAATTGTTATTTCGTAAAAATGTCCGCACTGTTGTTAGATTTTGGCGAACATTATTGACAGTGACATACGCTTCACAACCCGAATTGTTCGCATTAGCGTCGGCATCTAAGTTGAATGAAACTTCAACTTCACAGTTCACGTCCACACGAAATTGTTCAACTGTAACCTTGGTGAATATCCCGTTGGGTCTTGAATTTTGGTCATCGGCAAAATCAAGAATTAAATTGCCACCAATTCCAGTCGTGTCTTGTTGAATGCTTGTGCTGTACTGAAGCCATGCATGGACAAATTCATCTAATTTTGCCTTGTCTGTCGATGTCATGAAACCATTTATTGTTGGTGTAACCGCCGCATGAAGTGCCGCACCCGCTTGATTTCCGTGTGCATGTGTATGGTTTGCATTCGCATAAGTATTTGTGTCTGTTCCGGCATTCCCTGTTGCCGCAATTGCTGGTGGTGTCACACCTGAAGCGGCATCTTGTGTTGCACCCGCCTCAATACCACCAAGTTTGGTTTGTTCAGCATCCGTGAATGCATTGGTGTTTGCATTGGCTTCATATTGTGTTTTTATTTCAGCGTCGGTTTGATTGACTTCAGCAAGTGCTTCAATACCAGCAAGTTTGGATTTTTCGGAATCTAAGAATGCGTTTGTGTCGGCATTATTTTCATACTGTGTTTTTATTTGTGCATCGGTCAGTATTGTACTTTCGCCCAACTGAAGAACATACTTGGCGTCGTCTGTGTCCCAAACATATTTTTCAACATCCTGACCGACACCGCCGTCAACGTTACCGTATGACCCAACTGGTGGTGCTGGAAATGCTGTTTGCAATGCCACAAGTGAAACAAATTCACCCAAAAATTTTGATGTTTCAAGTGCTGCAAGTTTTGATTTTTCAGCATCCGTGAAACCATTTGTGTTGATATTATTTTCATACGCTGTTTTTATTTCGGCGTCTGTCTGGTCGGCTGTTGCACCGTTTTCAATTGTATTAAGTTTTGTTTTGTCAACGGCTGACTGAAGTCCACCCGTTGCTGGTGTTGCGTTTGCAATTGCATCCGCACCCCCTTCGACATGCCGTGAAGCATGACTGTCAGCATCCGCTTGCGCTTGGTTGACATCTATTCTTAGTTGGCTGACATCTTCACCATCAACTGTTCCCACATTTGTGATGTTATTCCCACCCATGTCGGAATCACCGGACATTGCGCGTGTTCCGTCTTCCCTGAAATATTGTGGGTGGTCATCAAGTAATAATGATGCTGGTGAAAGTTGATTGTGCGCGGTTATACCACCGGACGCTGTGACATTGAATTGAAATGTCCATACAAGTGTCGCTGTTTTCTTATGATAGTCACCCGTCAACTTATCAATGTAAGTGTCATTCACGCGACCAAGTGCGGGTGAAGGTGCGCCGTCACCAAACAATAATTGCTGACCGAATTCAGAAACAGCACGATATTCCAAAGCATTGGTTGAATTTTTTAGTGGGACCGTTTCTGAACCAGCACCATCAAAACCTTTTGGAACATGAAGTTCACTGTCTGGTAAGTCCTTATGCACGCCGTTTGCCATATTCTATCCCCGCTTATGGTGTTGTGAGTTCCACAAACCCACCGCTTGATGTAATTACATAACCACCATCATTCGTCGTGACAACATTGTCAGGAACAACACCCTGAACCAACAATGCCTGAAGACACAAGTCGAACAGTGCCAATGTTTCAGCAAGTTCATCATTGACCTGTCTTCTTTCAAATCCCGACATAGTTTATTTTCTCCACGCCCAAACCCGAACTTCACCGGGTTGGTCATTTTCTTTCCCATCACGTTTGAACCACATTTTCCCTTCGGAAATTCCGTCAAAAGTTATAGGACTTTCTTTCTTAAATAGTTCACCGTCCAAAGCTGTCCCATTGAAGGAAAACAACGTTGCACGTTTGTTTGATTCATTTGAAATTACAATGTGTGTGGCTTGGAAAGGAAGAATAATTTGTGCCTTGGACGGAAAATCCAAAGGAACGACCGCAAGTCGCTTATAGAATATTTTTCGTGTTCCGTCCGTTGTATGCGACACTATTTTCCCCCATTGACTTTCGTCCCCTTAGTTTAGTAAGCCCAAACCCGGACGCTTGCACCAGCACCACGAATTGAAATTTTTGCTGTTTGCATGTGTTCAAGGCACAGTTCTTCACCCACAAGAACATCCGCATCAACATCATTATTGTTGAATGAAATTTGTGCTGTCGCACCTGTGACTTTTATTTTGACAAGACGACTTGCGCCCAATTTTAATTTGAATGCGTTGTCAGCAAAGTTTGCCGTCGCTGCAATGATTCCTGAATAGAACAAATGTGTGTCGTTTCGCATTTCGGTTACCCCTTTACTTTCACCGGGCTTCCGGGAAACATTTGTTTGCCCACCCGTTCAATATCATACCTTGCAAGAATAGGTGGTGGTGGGTCTTGATAAGTGTAAACCAACAAACTGTATTTCACTTCATCGGCGTGGCACGTTACCTTTTCACCCAACAACCTTTTCTTACCTTTTCTTTCATTCCAAACAAGTTCAGCGTAAAAATTCACCCGCTTGAAACGCTTGGGACGTTGAATCGTAAGAAACTTCCCATCATTTTTGGTCACGGTGGCTTCACAACCTTGGCATTTCACAACCACATCGTTTCGCCTTACAATCCCGATGCTTGTAATTCGATGTTGAAAGTCTGAAGCCGACGACCATTCTTGCCAAGCACGAAGGTCATCTTCATTATTCAAATCAAATCCAAGCGTCGTCCCGTCACTGAAACTTACTTTCACCATGCGTCGTTCCTTTTGTGCGTCAATCGCCAATTAAGGTATGCGCTTCAATTCATCGTTTCTTCTTTGACTTCTTTCCCCCGTCACCAGACGAAGAACTTTCCATTGATGTTGGTTCTTTTGCTGAAGCGGGTTGGTCCGATGTTGCAGCTTTCACCTTGCTTGCATCGTCCTTCCCTTTCGGTGCTTCCTTGGCTTCAGCTTTCGCCTTCACCTTTTCAGCCCGTTTCTTTTCAGCTTCAAGTTCCTTTTCACCAATTTCGGCAACCACTTTCAGCTTTGGACACATCCAAGCATACTTTTCGCAAAGATACTTGTATTCAGCGTCCGTCACTGTCTTGTGCTTGCCGGGATGAATGTGAAGCGCACCTTCACAGGAACGCGCACACCCTTTTGGAAAGCCTTCGACCTGAACGGGTGAATCGCCATGATATACAATTAGTTTTTTCATAGGATGTCACCTCTCTGTTCGTTACGGTTCACGGTCTTACTTCTTAAGTGAAGGCTTTCCGCTTCCCTTTTCTTTCCCTTCATCACCTTTCGATTTTGAAGACTTCTTTACTTTCAAATCAGACACACGGAAGTAACCGTTTTGCTTATAGAGTGCCACAGCGTCACCACTGACAACGCCGGGAACGTCTTTAATCCAACGTCTTCCCCCGAATGTGTATGTTTTCGCACCCCGAAGGACGACTTTTGCTTTTGCTTTCATTGTTCAATTCCCCTTTACATCAAGTATGTAATTCAAATTTCAGTTACCAGTTCAAAAGTTACCCGAAGGCTTGGCTATTAAGCCAAACCAACGTTGATGCCAAGAACAACGGCATCGGTTTCTTCAATTTCCACAGCGACCCTTGCTGTCAAAGCAAACTCGGAAACACTTGCGAAAATGTTTCGGTCACGTTCCATGCGAATGTCACGTCCGATTCCAAGAATCAGGTTGCGAAATTCAGTCAAGAACAACTGTGATTCCGACTGGTAAGTGATTTTGATGTCACTTGGGTCAGGAATTGCGCCACCAAGCAAAGTGATTGTTCCAGCGGCTTCATCAAGGTCATAGTCAGCGCCATTCACGAAAGGTGTTCTTGGCACCCGTGGTGTGCTGTCAATGTCTTGTAAAGTCACAAGTTCAGACCCCGCAACGATGTTCTTATGCTTCAAGGCAAACGGTGAACCCGCGATTGTCACAGTTAAGTGTTCAGTCACAAGTGGTGTTTGTGGAAGCAAAGCCAATGGCACAAGTTCGATTCCGAAAGGACGCAAGTTCATTTCTGAAGTCGCGGCTTGGTCACCCAATCCTGTGGCGCGTGCCGCAAGGTTATTTCTGAACAACTGTTCAGTGGTGTCGGAAGCAAAGAACTTAAGATTTCTCTTATTTCTTTTGAACTTGGAAGGCATTTCAACAATCATGTCGCTGAAGATTTGGTGCTGAACATTCTTACCGTCGTTGTCAACAATGTGGCTTTCACCAGCACGTTTCAACCAGCCGTCTTGCAGCTTTAAGTAAGTGTCAACAATTACTTCAGTTGGTGAACCACCATCAACAAGGTCGCTTTCAAATCTTAACAAGCCAAGTTTGTCACCTTGGATGTAAAGTTCTTCAAGGTCATTCCCAAGTTGGGTTGCCATGATTCGCATGATAGTTGATTCAACATCATCACCTTCCAAGTTTTCAGAAACAAATTCGTCCGAGATTTCCCAAGGAACCATTATTTCTTCAGGTTGTAAGGTTACTTTGCTGAAG